ACTGGATGGTACAGAGAAATGAGACAACGAATAGGGTCAACGCAGCTCTCCCTTAGTGCTGACTATCAGCTAGCATCGCCCGCGCCCGAAGCACTCGCGCAACACGCCGAATGCCACACGCGGCGATGTTGACCAGAAGCGGCTGTAGGGCGCGGTGTGCAGCTCGGTGTCAGCGAATTTCAATTGCGTTTCCCATGACGGGCACGCGCCAATCGCGAGCAGCCGCCGCTTCCGCGACCCCGCCCATTGGTACAAGCCAAAACTTCCCGAGGAACCGCTGACGGCGCACGGCTGGAAGCGGGATTCGGTCCACGCCTGCCGCAGCATCGCGTCGCGCTGGTGCGGCGCGTAGCCGTGATGATCGAGCCATACTGAGATCAGCAGGCACAGTCCGTAACATGCCAACGCTCCATCCGATCAGGTTGTTTCGGATTTGATTTCTGATGCAATCCAATGACGCATTCGGTCAAAGCGCCGTTCTGGCGTTTCGCGACTACCGATTGCTTCATCATTTTCATACATGATCTCCGCAGCCATTGCGGCTGCTATGCCGAATGTAGTGGCTACCGTCTCGCGATCTTCGGGATCAATTTTAACCATATCAATATGACGCGCGCGTCCAACTGCGCCGAGCGCGCATACCTCTCCGGCAGTTTCAAGTTCATTTGCGACGAGATGCGAGACTGGCAATGCATCAAGCGCCACAAGCATTTCTCGGAGGAAGGCTTGTCCGCGTCGGCCACGAAATGCGCTTTTGACCGCACCACGCCAGCGGATCAGTGCCCACTCTGGATAATCGCACCAATCGTAATCGCCATAACCGGATCTGGACATTACGCCGCAACCCCATCGCACCATTCGCTGCCGTCGCGCAGCCGGTACAGCACCCACGCGCCATCTTCGGCTGCGTCGATCTGCTCGCCGTTGATCATGCTTGGGATATAGAGATGCGCCGGGCACCCCTCTTTCTGCTCGTCGATCGTAAGTGTCTTGCCAAATCGCGCGCAGTGCCAGTTTCCGCCCTCTGTGGGCGAGGAATGAAGGCAGGAGCGGCAGGACACCAGCGGGCGCTTGTCGCCATGACAGGCCTCCGCATGGTCACAGAAGCGGCATCGGAAGAAGGCCGGGTCATTGCTGATCCGTGTCGGTGCGTTCGGAGCCTCGATCACGCGCCGCGCCTTGGCAAGCAGGCGCAAGGCTTCCTCGGGATTGGCCTCGGTGCGACACGACATCGTGTTGCGGCCGCCGGGCGACGAGACGGTGAGGTAGTGGCGGGTCAACTCGGTCAGATGCATGCCGATCACGGCTTGCGCGTAGTAGACTTCGTTCCACTCACGCAGCGCCGCCTTGCCGCCATAGTTGCCGACGAGGCGCACGAACGCGGCGTATTTCTCGCTGACCTTGTGTTCCCAGACATGCCAGGTCTTCGGCGCTTGCAGCAAGCCGAGCACGACGCCATCGATGTAGCAGACGAAATGCCCTTCGATCGCGGTCAACTCGAATTGATTGCCGGTCTCAGGATCATGCGTGTGAATTTCGATGCACGATATCGCGCGCAGCCGCGCCGCCATCTGCGCTTCGCCGTCGTGGCCGTCTTGAAACCGTTTGAGCGTAGCGGCATCGAAGCGCGGCGCGGTAGTCCAGCGGAAGCCGTACCACAACGCGCGCTCGCACGGATTACCGATCTGAGACGCGCCCAAGCGATTGCTCAGGCGTGTCTCCTGTCCCGCCTCGATCGCGCGATCTACGGCTTCAAGCGTCGGGTCGGATGGTGCGGGGATGGCGGGCATGATCTGCCGTTATCGCCTCCATGGCGCACTGCCGCGCGCGGTCGCTGCTGGCGTGGATACCGCAGTTGCGGCCGCAATGCCGCCCGCACCGCTCGCCGCCGGCTGCGCCGTGCCGTTGATCGGCAGGAAGCGGCGATAGATGTTGCGCTCGCCGTAGCTTTTGCCGGTTCTCGGGTCATTGCGCGCCGGCTGCACGTCGACATCGGCGATCATCGCCTTGTGATGAAACGCTGCGCTGTCGCGCGCGCCGACCGTATTCGTCGCGTGGCAGATCTGCGCCAACTGGCGCTGCGCGATCTCGACAGCCTGCTGGCTGCGGTTCCACAGATTGAGGTCGCACCAGGCCATCTTCTGGCCGGAATGCTCGCCCTGGATGACCTCCATGTAGAGGCGCAGATATTCGCCCTCGCCATCGCTCGTGGTCTTCTTCTCGCTGTCGTAAATGTGAACGGGATATTGCCCGCGCGGGAGCACGGGAAACGATCCGGCATTGGGATCGACGCCGGACACATCGGGTAGATCGGCCATTTTCGCGTTCCTTTCACGCTGCTTTGACGGGTTTCGGTTTGGCCGTTTCGGCCACCTTCGGCATCATCACCTTGGCGAGTTCGGCGGCGAAGGCAGACCAGCCGTTCTCGCGCGGCACCATGATCTCGTCGGGTAAGCCGTAACGGTTGCCGGCGACGAAGCCGGGGCGATCCTCCAGATAGAGCATTCGGTCGCCGCCGCTCTTGCCCTTGACGATCTTGCGGTTGAAGCCCGCATCGGTGCGATCGAGGCTGATGCGCAGATTGAGAAAACCGATGATGTCGCACCATTCGCGCAAAAGCGACGACGAGCTATCGTGCAGGTCGAGCATGAACCGGTCATAGCTGTCGCTGGTCGGATCGTCGAATCTCTTGATTTTGTAGTGCGCCAGGAAAAGGATGACCATGCCTTTTTCGTTGCGCAGCAGGTCGCAGCCTTCAAGGATGACGCGCCACTGATCGGCCGCGAGGCCGTATCCCTTGCCGTAGCCAAGCGGATCGCCCTTGCTGCCGGACCCCTGGATTGATGGCGCGTTGTGATCGGCGGCGATCTTGTGATGCACCAGCGTTTCGAGCCAATCGGCGCTGTCGATCACCAGCGTCTCAAAATCGTGATCCTCGGTAATCAGCACGCCGATCGCGTCGAGCACGTCCTGCAGGCTTTTGGCGAGCGGGAACGCCGACACGTCGAGCGCGTCGGTGCCATCCTCGGTTGGAATGAAGATCGGTTTGGGCGCACTGGCGGCGAAAGTTGATTTGCCGATCTTCTCCGGCCCGTACACGATCATGCGCGGCGGGCGGCGCTGTGGGCCGCGGCGCAGGCTGGCGAGCGAAATCGCCATCAGCTTTCTCCCCGCGCCTTGGCGAGTGCGGCATCTGCTGCCGGGATGACCGTCGGCCAGCCATAGTCGTGGGCACTCTCAAACCCCGCTTTCTTGACTTCGCGTAGCAACGCAGTCAGCGCCTCGTAAAGCTCGGGTGTGGCGGCGATCAGGCGAGCATCGTTTTTACCCTGATCGCGGTCATGGTAATCGCCGTAAACGACCGCAACAACATCGTCATCTGTACCGATGCAGAACGCAGGCGACGATCCGTCCTCGGGGCCACCAACGTCCCAATCATCGGGAAAATCCCGCGAAGCCCAGGGCCCCGGCGTCCAATCAGACATTTTCACTCTCCCCTTCCAACCGAGGGACTTTATGGCACGTTCGAGGGCTGCGTCTTCGTCGAGGCGCTGGAGTATGTCGCGCATCGCGGCCACGCGCGGATCGTCGGGCGGCGCTGTCGGGCGGTCAGGCATCAGCCTTTCCTCGTGCCTTGGCGAGCGCCGCTTCAGCACGAACGATGCTCGGTTCGTTTTTGATACCTTGCTCGAAATGCAATCCCGCCAATTCTGCCGTCACTTCCGCCAGCGCCTCGTACAACTCGGGCGCGGCGGCGATCAGGCGGGCGTTGGCCTCATCATCGCCGAACGCAAAGCCGACGCCTCTTGCGGGCGCGTGGACTTGACCGAACTGCCAGTGCCGCCGCTTGAGGCGGACATCTCGCGGACCGGTCTGTTCCTCGAAGCGCCACGGTCCCGGCGTCCAATCAGGCATTTTCACTCTCCCCTGTTGACTGAGGGATTTTATGGCACGTTCGAGGGCTGCGTCTTCGTCGAGGCGCTGGAGTATGTCGCGCATCGCGGCCAC